TTCTGTATCAATTCCGTGTCCTGTTGCTATGCGTGTTATTAAATCTCCAATGTTTAATAACTGAACAGCTTGAGGATTTACTTGTGCAATTTGAATAATTTCAGCAGTAAACTCTCTTATTTTTTGTAAGTCATTACCTCGCCCCAGTGCCTCGACACCAGTTATGATTGTAGGTCTTACAGAACCTTTAGGAAGTTTTGGAATTTCATTCTTACTCCCCATTCTTATCATCAATAAATTAACTAATGGTAATTGTAACTCTAATGATAATAAAGAATAAATACCACCCATTGCAGTTTCTAATTCATTAGCCATGTAACGAATTTCTTGTGCTGTTACACGTTCAGCTTCTCTTTGAATAGCAGTGTGCAATAGGAAAGCATATTTTAATCGCTCTTCTAAACGACCAATTGCTTTATCAACTGTTTGTAAATCATAAAACTTTTCTGCTTGTAATACAGAAACGTCATCTTTATTTCCTGTAATAATATCACCATTACGTGATATTGCTATGTCTCTTTTCTTTGTAGTAGAATTTGGTTTAACCATAAATACCATCTTGGCACTTGCAGCACTTGATTCTACCATAGCTTGAGATAGACCTTCTAAAGATTTCAAGTCACCAATATATTCTTCAACATAAGAGCGTCCATAATCTTCACCATCTACTCTAACCATACGCAAAGATAACCAAGGAAATGAGTCTACAGGATGTTCACCAATAGAGGAAGGTATTTTAATTCCTTTAACTTCTTGGCATATATAAAATCTTTTATTATCTAGTTTATAAATATGAGTATACAAGTCACAAGTAGTGTCAGACTTAGCGTCCTCTTTACTCATTTGTTGTAGCACTAATTCTCTAACTTCATCTTCTAAAGATAAAATTGAAATGCTTTCTCTTACAACTATTTCTAAAAGTCCACCTTCACCATCTCTTTTACATACATATTGATTTAAAGGAAATACACGCATAGTTCCTTTTTTTGGGATATGACATAAAACATTCCCACCAACAATCAATTGTTTTATCGCCTCAAAAACTGGTACACGTAAAGCAAGAGCTTCAATTTTAGACATAACTTCACGCTCAATTTTTGCTAGAGATTTTTCAATAGCAGTTTTAAGTTGAGGGTTTGCGTCTACTTGTTGTTTAGCTTTACCTTCTACAGCTAGTCTAAAAAATGGTTGATTTGGGGGGAGCAATAGTAGGAGTAATTTTGAAGCAAGGTTGTTAACACCTCGGCTACCTACTGATTGAAAAGGACTGTAAAAGTCCTGTGAGGGAGTTGTTGAATTTTCAGGGATTAGTGTTGGTATAGTTAATTCAGAGCATTGTCTACCCCTGTTTAGGTAATGCTCTCTTGTTTCCATTAGCTTATTATATCGGCTTTCAGCAGTATCTACACTATCGTAGTTCATTTTTACATCAGCCATTACGTTTCCTTCTAAGGAGTATTAAGACCAGATGAACCTGCGATTGATAAATCAGTTTGTAGAATACTAGTACCTTTTTTTCCTTTTTTCTTCTTGGCTAGTTCTAAACTGTCTTCAGAAGCTAATTCAATAGTTGGTGCTAATTCATCAGCACTGGCAACAGCATTTCTGACTGGTTGCACTGCTGGTGCAGCAGCTACTGTACTTCCACCACCACCAAAACACATAAGCGACTCCTTTCTAATAAGAGGTTGGGATTGATAAATCTGAAGATGACGTACTCACGCTAGATTTTTTCTTTTTGTCAGTTGAAGTAGATACAGGATTTTCAAATCCCATTCCTTCATCATCTTTAGGGTCTTTAATATTTCCTTCGACAAACTTAATTGTAGGGTCTGGTCTAACTGCGACTGTTGGTTGTTTAGTTCCACCAAAGCACATTAGCCATCTCCTAATAAGTTATCTTCATTACGTTTTTTAAGTTCTATTAACCAGCTAACAACACTGCGTTGACCGGATTTAAACCAAACTTCCCTTTCTGTATCATTTAAAGAAGGAGATTTGTCTGGATAAATCTTATCTAAAGTTTCTATTAAACTTTCAACAGTATATGGTAACTGTATGTCATCTAAAGGGTTTGTCATATAATTTCCTTCATATATGGGTACTAATTATCCCACAAATTACCAGTCATACTGCCTTTTGAGTATTCTGTAGCCCTATTTTCAAAGAAATTAGTGTGTTCCACACCATTTAATACCCAATCTAACCAAGGAAGAGGGTTATCTTTAACTGCAAAGTTAGGTTTAAGGCCTAATTGTAGCAATCTTCTATCGGCTATGTGTCTTATATATTGTTTTACTTGGTCTGGTTCTAAACCTTCAACGCCCCCTTGTTCAAAGGCGAGGTCAATAAACTTATCTTCAAGCATAACCATATCTCTACATATATCATATAGAGTTTTCTTGAAATCATCATTCCATATATGTTTGTTTTCATCAATCAATGCGTGAAATAATTTTATCATATTTTCTACATGATGGCTTTCGTCCCTTATAGACCACGTTACTATTTGGCACATACCTTTCATTTTACCAAATCTCTGGAAATTCAATAGCATTATAAAGGAAGCAAACAACTGTAGTCCTTCCCCAAATGCTGAGAATACAGCTAATTCTCTAGCTAACCCTTCAATTCCTTCACCTTTATTTCTGAATAAATAATCGTGCTTGTTAGACATAGCTTCATATTCTTGAAAAGCTTTATAATCACTGTCCGGTAATCCAATAGTATCATTTAATAA